CGCGTTTCCACGCGAACCTGCGGGTGGCCTTTGAGCTGACCCAAGAGCAGGTCGACGCGCTGCCGACCTTCACCCCCGAGCCGGGGATTCCGTACAGGGTATGGGCATGACCGACATCGACCTCAAGCCCACCCAGGAGATGGCGTCCAACGCCGCCCGCGGCCTCGAGCTGCGGGCCAAGCACGGCCGTGGCGGCACCGAGGTCGGCGTGGCGCGCGCCCGCGACCTCAAGAACCGGGCCACCCTGTCCCCTGACACCGTGCGCCGCATGGCGTCCTTCTTCGCCCGCCATGAGGGCAACCAGAAGGGCGGCGATGCTGACGCCGGGTATATCGCGTGGCTGCTCTGGGGCGGCGACGCCGGCAAGGCGTGGGCCGAGCGCAAGGTGGCCGAAATGGACCGCAAGGAGGGCAAGAGCGTGAACCAGAAGGCATCGCACGAGGTTGTTGAGGACGACGACAAGGTCGTCCTGCGTGGCGTTGAGCTGTTCATGGCGTTCGACCCAGCCATCGACGATGGCGAGGCCGACCCCGAGCTCAAGCGCTTCGACAACAAGCGCCTGAAGAAGATCGTCGCCGCTACCGGGAAGCACATGGCCCGAGGCTCCTACCCCCGCATCGTGATCATGCACGAGAAGGATGGCAAGGAGCCCAAGAGCGCGGTCGGTCGAATCCCGCAACTCCGATACGAGGAACGGGATGGCGTTGGGTACATTGTGGGAGACATGGAGGTCGGCAGGGACATCTTCGACAGACTTATCGCCACGAACGCCTTCCCCAGGCGGTCGGCGGAGATCTGGTCCGAGAGCGACCACCTGTCCGAGGTGGCGCTGCTGGGTCGTGAGACCCCGCGCCGGCCGCTTCCCGACACGCATTTCGCTCGCCGCGGCGAGCGCATCACGTTCTCAAAGAGCAACCACGATCTCGCCGGGGTCGGTGGTGGCCTCAACACCTTCGTCCCGGCGCTCAACAAGGAGGAGGCCGCAATGGCATCCGACAACGACATCCGCGAGGAGCTCGAGGCCATGAAGTGCGCGATCTCCGACCTGTCCGCGATGATGAAGAAGAAGTTCGCCGACGAGGGCGACAAGGAAGAGATGGCCGAGGAAGAGAAGGACGAGATGGCCGGCGAAGGCATGGAGTTTGATGCCGAGGAAGGCGGCGAGGGCGTCCACATCGACATCGGCAGCCATGACGTCGAGGCCCCCGAGGAGGAGGCCGAGGAGGTCATCGCGTCCAAGAGCCACTACGGCCTGCGCGCCCGCATGGCCCGCATCGAGCGCGAGAACGCGGCCCTGAAGGCCGAGCTCACCCGCGAGAAGTTCGCCCGCGAGATCGAGATCATGGAGCAGGAGGGCTACCGCATCCCCGACACGCATCGCGACGCGCTGGTCGGCCAGCTACAGGCCTCCCGTGACCCGGTCTCCCTGCTCGAGTCGTGGCGCGAGCTGTTCGCCCGCGACCCCATCGGGACGAAGATCGACATGAGCCGCGCCGCCATGCCCAAGGGAATGGGCATCGCCGACGTCGGTGACCTCGTCAAGCAGTTCGCCGGCAAGCCCGAAGAGTTTGCCAAGGCGATCAACGCCCGCACCCGCCGCTAACTACAAGGAATACACACCATGCTTCAGTTCTCTCCCAATCTCGTCGCGGGCGGCACGATCCTGCCCTACCGCGTCGTCAAGATGGACACCACCGCCTTCCAGGGCGTGGCGTCGACCGCCGCCGCCGACTTCGTCGTGGGCGTCACCGACGGCTCCACCCGCCGCTTCGATTCGGCCAACCATGCCGAAACGGGCGACCCCATCTCCCTGCAGCCTTCGAACTGCGTGCAGCTCACCGCCAGCGCGGGCATCACGGCTGGGCAGGGCGTCATCCCCACGACGGCCGGCAAGGTCGTTGCGGTGTCGGGGTCGGGCAACGTCGCGCACTTTGTCGCCCTTGAAGGTGCTGGCGCGGATGGCCAGATCTTCTGGGCGTACCGTCTGCCCTCCACGAAGGCAGTCTGACCGAAACAACTGACCCAAAGGAGGTCATACCATGAGCTACGTGACTGTCGGTGGCGGCCTGAACACCTACGTGCCGTCCACCAACGCCCTCGCAACGGGCGCTCTTCAGGTGGAGTTCACCCGTGCGGTGAACACCTTCCCCATCACCAAGTACGCGCAGATCGTCCCGGCCAACCAGATGACCGGGTACTACCTGCGCCTCAACTCGGACGACAACGTCCGCGTGACGGACATCAACGAGTTCGTCTGGCCCCTGGGCAATGACCGCCCGGTCGGCAAGATGAACGAGCAGGACTTCGTCGCGTTCACCTGCCAGCGCTTCGCGTATCCGTTCTACATCCCGAACGAGACCGTCAAGCAGGCGGCGTGGGACGTCGTTGCCCAGCACGCTCGCAGCAAGGCGCAGCTCGCCATGACGGCGCGCGGTATGCGCGCTGCGACGGCGCTGACGGGCTCGGCGGCGCAGACGGCGTTCAACAACGTCGGCAACTACGCGGCGACGGGCACTCTGTCGCCCGGTGGCGCTCCGTGGACGACGTCAGTCGCTGGCGGCAACGTGATCCAGAAGGGCATCCAGGGCGCTCTGCGCGCCATCTCGCTCGCCACCGGCGGCGCGGTGCGTGCGGAATACGATGTGATGATGGTGATCTCCCCCGTGATCGCCAACCTGCTCTCGCAGACGGCCGAAGTGCGTGACTACGTCAAGAACTACCCCGCCGCTCTGCCCTTCCTGCAGGGCTCGGATACGTTCGCCAAGTACGGCCTCCCGCCGAACCTGTTCGGCGTGCAGGTCGTCGTTGACGACTCGGTCAAGGTCACGACGAAGAAGGGCGCAGCCAGCACCACCCGCAGCTTCGTCTTCGGGAACTCGGCGGTGTTCGTGAGCCGTCCGGGCGGTCTGGTTGGCATCGAGGGCTCAACGAGCTTCTCGACCACCCAGATCTTCGCCTTCGAGGACATGACCGTCGAGAACTGGGACGATCCGAAGGACCGTCGCATCGAGGGTCGCGTCATCGACAACAGCACCGTGGAGCTCGTCGCGCCGGTCTCCGGCTACCTCGTGCTCGACGTCACGAGCTGACACAAGCCCCCCAACGGCACACGGGAGGGCGGCACGCTTCGGCGACCGCCCTCCCCGTGCCATAGGAGCAGCGCATGGCATTCGCTACCTACGCGGACCTTGAGAAGGAACTCGACTCGCGCATCATTGCCGAGCTCTGCACCGATCAAGGCAACCCGAACCCAGGGGCGAACCCGGTCACGACCATGGCGCTCGAGCGCGCCACGGCCATGATCAAGGCCTACGCCCGCGTCGGGAACATCTATCTGGACACCGACCTCACGGCGCTGGCGACCGCGTCGGACTACCTGATCGTGTCCCTGACCGTCGACCTCGCCACCGAGATCCTCTTCCAGCGCCGGGCGGCCAAGATCCCGCCGGCGGTCGAGGAGCGCATGAAGCGGGCGCACGAGATGCTCGAGCACTTGCGGGACGGCCGGGCGATCTTTGGGGCGCTCGCCAAGGCCGCCGAGGCGGGCCTGCCCGAGGTCCGGGCGACCCCCCTGCAGACCTTCGCCTATTACGACCAGATGTCGAACAGCGCCTTCTTCCGCAGCCGCCGCCCGAACACGATGCCGGGAGGCTGAAGTGGCCTACGGGGCGCACGACGAGCCAAGCCGGCGGGCCATCGCCAAGGCGCTCGGGAGCCCCGAGGTCCTGAAGGGCATCGCGGCCGCCGTGTCGCGCTACGCCAAGGCCCACATCGCCTCCGGGCAGGGCCGAGGGCCGTCCGGGGCCGCCGTGGCGCTCAAGCCCCTCAAGGATATCGACGCTGAGTTCTGGACCCTGCGGAAGCCCAAGGACGCCGGGGCCATCCTGGGCACGCGAGAGCGCACCGTTCAGAAGGTCACCAAGACCAAGGCCGGGCCCAAGATCAAGACGGTCAAGGTGACCGAGTACCGGGTCAAGGGCAAGAGCTACCGCGCCGGCGGGCAGCCCCTGCGGGACACGGGCAACCTCGTCCGCAGCCTCGGGGCACGCGCCCAGCGCAGCGGCGAAACGCAGCTTGAGATCGTCCTCACCGGGCCCCTGTACGCGATCTTCCACGAGCTCGGATTCGAGACCGAGGGCCCGAACTACATCCCCCTGACCCGCAAGGGCGTGCGGTCGCACGCCACGGGCGCGAACCCCAACGCCGAGGGCCTGACCGAGGGCAAGGACTTCCTCATGGCGTGGAACGGCGTCAAGGTCCCCGCAAGGCCGTTCCTCGTTCCGACGACATCGGAATGGTCGGACATTGGACGAACGATTAGACTAGGGCTTCAGAAGGTCCTCAAAGGAAGGTAACCATGCCGGCATCCATCATTGTCAGCGGTCCATGCATGATCCAAGTCGACCTCGGGTCGGGATACGTGGATCTCGGCCAGACCGACAACGACAACCTCCCCCAGATCAGCGAGAACGACTATACGCACGAGATCAAGACGGTCTCGAGCGGCCAGGCACCCGAGGAGATCGTGGTGCAGGGCATCGACGCCACCGTCACGGCCACCCTGGTCAAGTGGGACGCCACGCAGCTCACGGCGCTGCGGACTCGCCAGCGCGGGGCGTTCAACACGGCGACCATCGGCCGGCTGCTCGTGGCCAACAGTGGCACCTTCGCGGTCAAGATCCTGCCCCTGACGGCGGGCAAGACGGCTTACATCTTCGGGCGCTGCTTTGTCCCGGCGAACGGGATCGTGACGAGCCAGTTCGGCAACGTCGAGCAGCGCGCCGGCGTGACGTTCAAGGCCATCCCCGGCGTCTCGGGCGTCCTCTACACGACCGCGACAACCTGACCATGATCGACCTGAACTCCGACAACGACCCCCTCCTGTTCCGCGCCGAGCTCCCCGTCGGCGTGATCATCGTCCAGTTCCACGAGATCATCGCCGCCATCGGGCGCAAGGACGACTACGAGATCGCCGACGTCACGGCAGCGATGCGGAAGGTGGCGCGCACGCCCGAGACCGCCGCGGCAGCGAGCGACGAGCAGCTCTTCGGCCTGTTCATCCGCATCAAGAACGCGGCGGAACGCTCGGGAAACTGACACGGGCGGCGGCCGTCTTCACAGCGACCTACGGCCGGCCGCCCTCCGACTTCGACCCGGAGACCGCCATGGGCCTCGCCTTGAACATCCCCGCCGTGGAGGCCCGCCAGGCGCTCGCCCTCGCGCAGGGGATCGCCATCGCCTTCGGGTCGCCCGAGGTCACGCAGCAGGCCGTCCAGCTCGCCACGGGCGATGCTGACCTCGCCTGGAAGATCCGCATGGACATGCAGCACCAGCGGGGTGGCGCATGAGCGTGCAGACGAATGCGGACATCTGGATCGCCCTTCGGGACGAGATCCGCACGTGGGCCCTCGCCGAGGGCTACGGCGGCGCGGTCTATCTGACCGAGCGCCCCACGGACGAGACCATCGCGCAGTACGCCTTCCAGATCATCCCCGGCGGCGACACCGCCATGCACCCCCG